AGCGGTATTAGAACGTACATTAAAGGTAATGTCAGCGGTACAGGCGCGATTACATTATTCAATGCGCCAAGAGTTTAAGTTATTAGCCGCTATTATCAGAGATTATCTACCCACTGATTATAATTACGACGTAGATTCACCATTAGGACGCGCAGCTAAACAAGCTGATTATGATACGGTTGAAGTAATACCTGTATCCGATCCAAATGCTACAACATTAGCGCAGCGAGTTACTCAATATCAAGCAGTATTGCAATTAGCAGCGCAATCTCCACAAATATATGATATGCCAGAGCTACATAAACGTATGCTCGGTGTATTAGGTATTAAAGATATTGATAAATTAATACCTGTTACTAAGGAACAAGATCCAAAAGATCCAGTTTCTGAAAATATGGATATTCTGATTATGAAACCTGTTAAAGCGTTTATATATCAGGATCACGAAGCGCATATTACTGTGCATATGGCTGCATTAAATGACCCATTATTAAGGCAGCAAATGCAACAAAACCCAATGGCTGGGCAAATGATGGCTGCTGCACAGGCTCATATTAATGAGCATTTAGCATTCTTATATCGACGCAAGATAGAAGAGCAATTAGGTGCGCCATTACCTGCGCCTAATACGGTATTGCCAGAGGACTTTGAGGTTCAGCTATCAAGGCTCACGGCGCAAGCAGCGCAGCAATTGTTGCAGCAGAACACGCAGCAAGTGCAGGCTCAGCAGAATATGCAGGCGCAGCAAGACCCAGTTGTGCAGATGCAGCAAGCAGAGTTGCAGCTCAAACAGCAGAAAGAGCAGCGTGAGGCTGCTATGGATGCGGCTGAGTTGCAGTTAAAGCAGCAGGCACAGAACCAAAAGGTCATGTTGGAGCAGGAACGTATTAAGTCGAACGAGCGGATTAATAATCAAAACAACCAAGTCAAGATGATTGACAAGGCTGCTGAAATTCAAAGGGGTCGTGATGGAGTTCCACGAAGCACTGGGAATTGAAATAAACAAGCAAATCCGCTATGCGGAGGAACAGCTTGCACAAGGAAGTATGAAGTCGTTTGAGGATTACAAATTCGTCTGCGGTCAGATTCAAGGTCTTCTGATCGCGAGGCGCATAAACGAAGACCTTGCAAACCGTATGAAGGAATACGATGACTGATATGTCAGAAGTAGTAACAGAGGAAGAGCAGGCAACGCAACTACCGTCGCCCACGGGTTATCGGATGTTATGCGCATTACCAGAGGTGGAGGATAAATTCGCCAATGGTTTATTTAAACCAGACTCACTAGCAAAACTAGAAGAGTTCAGCACCGTTGTTTTATTTGTGATCAAACAAGGGCCGGATTGCTATAAGGACACAGCAAAATTTCCGACGGGCCCGTGGTGCAAAGAAGGTGATTTTGTATTGGTACGTGCTTATTCAGGTACACGATTCAAGATCCACGGCAGGGAGTTTAGGTTAATCAACGACGACACCGTTGAAGGTGTTGTTGAAGATCCACGCGGATATACCCGCGCATAAGGAGCAGTTATGGCTACAGAGAATGAAGGAAACATTGAAGTTGAAGTAGAGGGCGACAATGTTGAAATTGAGATTGAAAACGATACGCCTCCAGAGGATCGAGGTGTTAATCCAATCAAGAGTGATCCTTCTGAGATACCGGACGATGAAATCCGACAGTACTCAGACAATGTTAAGAAGCGTATTCAACAGCTTACGCACTCAAGGCATGATGAGCGCCGGGCGAAGGAAGAGGCTATCCGCGAGCGTGAAGCAGCAATTGCTTATGCAAAACAGATTGCTGATGAGAATGCCAAGTTAAAAGAGAAGCTCAGTACTGGCGAAACAACCTTAATCAAAACGATGCAGGTTGCCACAGAAAAAGAGCTTGATGAGGCTAAGCGTAAATACAAAGAAGCGCTTTATACGGGTGACGCTGACAAGATAGCGACGGCCCAAGAGGAGTTTAGTAAGGCGGTTATTAAGGCAGAAAAGGTCAAGGGATTTAAACCGGCACAACAGGAGAATTTGCAACCTGTTGAAAATCAGCCATATAATCCACCTCAGCAGCACATTGATACTAAAGCAGAGCGCTGGAAAAACGAGAACCCATGGTTCGGTCAATCTGGTTCGGCGGGTGTTGATGATGAGATGACGTATTTTGCGATGGGTTTGCACAAGAAGTTAACGCGGGACCATGGTGATCATTACGCATCGACTGATGAGTATTACGAGCGAATTAATGCTCGCATGAGGGAAAAATTCCCAGAGTATTTTGGCAAACAGGCCGAGCCAGAAACTTACAGAAGGCCTGCTTCGGTGGTTGCCCCGGCATCTCGCAGCTCGCCACCTAAAAAACTGAAGCTGACGCAGTCTGAGGCCAACACGGCAAAACGCCTTGGTGTGCCAATTCAAGAATATGCCAAGCAGTTGGCAAAACTACGGATGGAAGGAAAGCTATGAGTCGCGAATCCCGTGAAGTACAGACCCGTGAAAACACGGAGCGTCCTAGACAGTGGAAGCCGCCCAGCTCATTGCCAGACCCTCTGCCGCGTGACGGATGGAAGCATCGGTGGGTACGGACATCAGTATTAGGAAAGGACGATGCCCGCAATGTAGCCACTCGGCACCAGGATGGTTTTGAACCATGCAAGTACGAGGACTATCCAGAAGTAGCCCGAGCATTGCTCGCAACCGGGCCTCAAACCGGCAATATTGAGATTGGTGGATTAATGCTGTGCCGCGCCCCTGTAGAGATGGTTGAGCAGCGTAATGGTTATTACCAGAAGCAGGCTCACGATTGGATGCAGAGTGTGGACAGTAATTTCATGCGCGAAAATGATCCAAGAATGCCGCTGTTTAATGACAGACGTTCTGAGGTCAGATTCGGTAAGAGATAACCTCATTTGGAGTAAATCAAATGGCTTACCCGACTATTGACAAGCCCTATGGGCTAAAGCCAATCAACTTGATTGGCGGTCAGGTGTTTGCCGGAGCTACTCGTCAGCGTCGTATTGCATCTGGTGCATCTAGCATTGGATACGGTGACCCTGTCAAGTTTGCATCGGACGGCACTATTGTTGTAACTACAGAGACGACTACCGGTCCTGCTACAGGATTTGCCGGTGTTTTCTTAGGATGCCAGTTTGTTTCGTCCGTTACTGGACAACCAACCTGGTCGCAATCGTGGACAAGTGGCACCTCGGTAAAGGCAAACACCTTTATCTACGCTTATGTCTGCGAAGATCCTGATCAGTTGTTCCAAGTTGCTGTAGTTACTGGCACCACGGTTGTTTCGACGACTTCAGGCCTGACCTACACCAACATTAACAACAACGTGGCTTTGGTCGCTAACACGCTCAATACCACGACCGGCGATTCGCAGCAGGGCATCCTGTTGAGTTCCGCTGCCGTAACGGCAACTTTGCCTTTGCGAATTGTTGACTTGGTGCCGGATACGGCGTTTACCTATAGTGGCACGGTGTACTTCCCCGAGGCTATCGTTAAGTTCAATGCACCGAACGTAACGGGCTCCGTTGTGGATGGTGGCCATGCTTACTACAACCCGACCGGACTGTAAGGGGAAACTTAAATGGCTATTTCACGCGCACAACTACTGAAAGAGCTTCTCCCCGGCTTGAACGCATTGTTCGGTCTGGAGTACGCTCGTTATGGCGAAGAGCACAAAGAGATCTACGAAACGGAGACCTCCGAGCGCTCGTTTGAAGAGGAAACCAAGCTGTCTGGATTCTCGGCTGCACCGGTCAAGAACGAAGGCTCTGCAATTGCTTATGACAATGCGCAGGAAGCTTGGACGGCTCGCTACACCCACGAAACGATCGCCATGGGTTTCTCGATTACCGAAGAGGCAATCGAAGACAACCTGTACGATTCGCTCAGCTCTCGTTACACCAAGGCACTCGCACGTGCTATGAGTTACACGAAGCAGGTGAAAGCGGCAGCCGTGTTGAACAACGGTTGGGCATCTACTGTTACATACGGTGACGGCCAGCCCTTGTTCTCCACTTCGCACCCACTGGTCTCTGGTGGCGTTAACAGCAACACACCATCTACCCAAGCCGACTTGAATGAAACTTCGTTGGAAAACGCAGTGATTCAAATCGCAGCATGGACGGATGAACGTGGTCTGTTGATTGCTGCAAAGCCACGTAAGTTGATTGTTCCTTCAAGCCTCCAGTTCGTAGCAACCCGTTTGCTAGAAACTGAACTGCGTGTCGGCACAAACGACAACGACATCAACGCGCTTAAGAACAATGGCTCTGTGCCCGAGGGTTACACCATTAACCACTGGTTGACAGACACCAACGCATGGTTCTTAACGACGGACGTTCCTAATGGACTGAAGCACTTTGTGCGGACGCCCATGCAGACGGGAATGGATGGAGACTTCGACACGGGGAACGTACGCTACAAAGCCCGCGAGCGTTACTCTTTTGGAGTGAGCGACCCACTAGGTATCTTTGGTTCGCAGGGTGCCTGATACAAATCAAGCACTTAGCACAGAGAACCCCGCTCCGGCGGGGTTTTTTGTTTCTATAAATGTTTGTGATACATTACCTGTTACTAAGTCACAGGAGATGAAATGGAAATCACAAACCTACCTAAAACGCGCCAAGAAGCCAAAGCTACCGGTGCTAAGTATTACTTCACAGGCGAGCCGTGCAAGCATGGGCATGTAGCCCCGCGCAAAACAAAAGGCGCATGTGTTGAATGCCTGAAGGTTGAGTGGCGTCAAGCAGTAGAAAAACGCGCAGATTACTTTTTTGAGTACAACAGACGAGAATATGTAAAAGAACGAAAGAACGAATGGTATGAGGCACACAAAGATCAGGTAATGCAAGCCGCATTAACCAGGCCGGCTGAAGTAAAACGCGCCTATCAAAAAGCATGGAAAGATCGCAATTTGGTTTGGGTGCGAGCTGATACGAAAGCGCGGAGACGAAAGCATAGAGACGCAACCCCCGCTTGGCTTACAAGGGCGCAAAAGAGTCAAATAAGAGAGTTGTACAAAATAGCAATCACCATGACGAAAACAACTGGTGAACAATATGTTGTAGATCACATCGTTCCATTGAGATCTGATGTTGTATGCGGTCTTCACGTCCCATGGAATCTGCGAGTAATTACGCAGGGGGAAAACCTATTGAAATCGAATAAGCTGATTGACTCTCACCCCAATAACTGATAAAACGAACCAACTGGGAAACCTAGCTTGTCAAACTGACCCAGCAGACGATGCACCGATTGGCAAGCGACTTGTGCATAAGGAATTATCATGGCAGTTTCAACGACCCAAGCCATTTGGCGCTCTGGTGGCGGCGATCAAACTCGTACCGCTTATTGTGGATCTGGAGCTATGGTTGCAGAGTTTTACTTTGACGCAACCCAAGTATCTGGCAATGTATTAAATGCGTCTGGCGGCAGTGCGGTTATTCTTCCCGCGGGTGCTGTTGTATTGTTTGTCCTTTCAAACGCGGCAGGGACCGGTGGTACTAGCCCAACATTTGACCTGGGCTTCACAACCTACACGTCTGCGTCTGCTTCTCCCCAAGCGTTAATCAACGAAGCGCCTGCTGACGGTGGAAAAGAACGCTATGACTGGGGTTCTACGGAAGCCGGAGCTTCTTTGGGCGGCATCATGTCTGCCACAGAAATGGTTTATGTAACCGGTCGCGCAGGAGCATCTGCTGCAACGGGCGGCTCGATTTCTGGGAAGATTCTTTACTACGTAACTGATCCGTACCTAGGCGAACAAAACGTCTGATGATGGGGGTTTACCATGCAAACAGACGTATCAGCAATATCGCTGGCGGCTTCAGGGACGGTTAGCGCGACACCAACCCGTGTACGCGGCATGGTGGTTGAGCCTGGCGCATCCGCGGGTAGCGTGATTATCAAGGACGGTGGTTCTGGTGGAACCACATTGTTTACGATAAACACGATTGCCGGCGGTGAGACATTCAATATTGTCATCCCAGCTCAGGGTGTTTGGTGCAAAACCAGCGCTTATGCCACGTTGTCCAATGCCAAAGTAACGGTGTTTTATGGCTAAGTCTCCTGCATGGCAGAGGAAAGAAGGCAAAAACCCGGAGGGAGGCTTAAATGCCAAGGGCCGGGCTTCTTACAACGCAGCCAATCCTGGTAAGCCAGGTTTAAAGGCGCCTCAGCCAGAAGGCGGGTCACGTAAGAAATCTTTTTGCGCCAGGATGTCAGGCATGAAAAAGAAGCTTACGTCAGCCAAAACCGCTAACGATCCAGATAGCCGTATCAATAAATCACTAAGGAAGTGGAAGTGCTAAATGGAAACGG